TATTAAAAGATTCTATTGAAATTTCTTCAAGAAAAATTAGAGTTGGTCTTGGATCTACATTGCAAGATTCTGAGTTGACTTTAGGTAATAGAGTTGTTCAATTTGGTTCAAACGCAAGTGGTATATATGTTGGGTCCGCAGGAACAGCAACATCCAACTTAACAATTACTAATTCGGGAATTGGATATACACCATCTTCAGGATCATTAGTTTATTCTAACGTTTCTCTAACAAACATTACAGGAACTGGAAGAGATGCAACAGCTAACATTACTATTTCTAATGGTGTTGCTATAGCTGCTACAATTTCAAATGGTGGAACTGGATATTCTGTTGGTGATGTTTTGTCCGTGTCTCAAATTGGCGTCAATTCTCTTGGAAGAAATATGAGATTATCAATTTCTGCTATTACAGGAGTTAATGAGTTAATCTTAGATAATGTCCAAGGAGACTTTATAAGTGGTGTAGGAAACACTGTGAGATATATTAATAATTCTGATGTAACAACCACATTAAACGCGAGCACTGGTGGAAATGTATTAATTACAAGTTCTCCAACTGTAGTTAGCGATGGTTTACATATTAAGATCAATCAAAAAAATCATGGTATGCATTCTACCTTGAATAAGGTTCAAATTGCTAACGTATCTAGTGATATTGCTCCAACTAAACTACTTTCAAATTATACTTCCAGTTCTACATCAACTATTTTAATCGCAGATTCTACTAATTTTGGAACTTTTGAAAACGTTGGAGTTGGTACTACAAATCCAGGATACATTAGAATTGGCGAAGAGATTATTTCTTACACAGGAGTTTCTACTGGTTCATTAACAGGAATCACTAGATCTATAGATTCTACTCTTGCGTTTAATTATGTAACTGGTGATCCAGTTTACAAATATGAATTGGGCGGAGTTTCTCTGAGAAGAATTAATAAAACTCATAATCTATCAGATGCTGCTGTTTCTGATCCGATTGATCTTGATTACTACAATATTAAATTGGACATGTCTATAAATGGTGTAGATAGGTCTGTTGGGACAAGTCAACCAAGACTGTATTTAAACACTACAAAATCAACTGGTGGAGATAAAATTAAGTCAACAGAAAATATTCAATATGAAATTATAACTCCAATTGTAGAAAATATAACTCCTACAGGTACAGACATTACTACATCTATTAGAACTATTTCGGGTACTAGTGTTGATGGATCAGAAATATCCTTTGTCGATAAAGGATTTGAAAGTATTAGTCTGAGAGGACCAAATTATCTAACTTCCCCCAGACTAATTGCGTCCAGGGTAAATGAAATTAATTCTTTAACAACTTTACCTGGAAATAGATCATTTACTATGGCGTTGAATTTAACATCAGTAAATTCGGCACTATCTCCTGTGATTGATTTGCATCGAGTTGCAATGATTTTGACTTCAAATAGAGCGAATAAACCAATTACAAATTACGTAACTGATAATAGAACTTCAAATATTGTTGATGACCCAAATGCATTTGTTTATGCTATTAATCCAATTACTCTTGAAAATCCAGCAACCTCAATAAAAATCTATGTTTCTGCTTATATTAACGTATATAACGATTTAAGAGCATTCTACGCAATTGCAAAAGATGCAAATGAAGAATTAATTTATTATCCATTCCCAGGATACTCAAATATCTTAACATCTGGTCAAATTATAAATCTATCAAATAGTGATGGATCTCCTGATAAGTTTGTTCCTCAGTCAAGCGTTCTTGCATTATCAAACGATCAGATGGAGTATAAAGATCTTGAGTTTACTATCGACAATCTACCCAAATTTAGGTATTTCAGTATCAAGATAGTAGGAACATCAACAAATCAAGCATATCCACCTAGACTAAGAGATTTAAGAACTATTGCATTAGCTTAATTATGGAACACCTAAAAGTCGAGGGTCACGTAAATTTAATACGTGACCGAAAAACAAAAGCAATATTAAATACAGACATTAATGAGTATGATACCTATGTTGCTCTTAGAGATTTTAAAAAAAATGAAAATGAAAAAATAAAATCTATTGAAAATGATGTTTCAGAAATTAAAAATGATTTGAACGATATTAAAGACTTATTGAGGGGACTTATTGATGGATCCAAATAAAATCACTTTGGAGAACATATCCAAAATGTTTGAATATGAAAAACTTGCTAGGGATATAGATAGTATAGATGATATTGAGACTCTGAGAAATTATTCAAAGTCATACATTAAATTGTATCTCAGTCAACAAGAAGTAATAGCAAATCTTAAATTCTAATGGCGCAACCATCTACTAGACAAGAACTTATAGATTACTGTAAAAGAAAACTGGGTGCTCCAGTTTTAGAAATTAATGTTGCCGATGAACAAATCGAAGATTTGGTGGATGATGCGGTTCAATTTTTTCAGGAAAGACATTTTGATGGTGTTTATCCAACCTTTTACAAATATAAAGTAACTCAAGCAGATATTGATAGGGGGAGGGCTAGAGGTGGATCTTCTGCTCCTATTGGAATTTCAACAACATCTGTTACTACTAATATTGTAGGAACCGCAACAACTTTTACTTATGAAGAAAATAGTAATTATTTGCAAGTTCCACCAAATGTTATTGGAGTAAATAAAATTTTTACGTTCGATGGTGCTAATACCATTACTCATAATATGTTTAGTGTAAAGTATCAGTTGTTTTTAAATGATATTTACTACTGGGGAACAACTGAACTATTGAGTTATGCAATGGTTAAAACTTATTTGGAAGACCTGGATTTTCTACTGAATACGCAAAAACAAATTAGATTTAACAAGAGGCAAGATAGATTATATCTCGATATTGATTGGGGATCAGTAACAACAAGTCAATATTTTGTAATTGATTGCTATTCAACCCTTGACCCGAATGATTACTCCCGAGTATGGAATGATTCATTCATTAAACCATATCTAACTTCTCTTATTAAGAAGCAATGGGGACAAAATATGATGAAATTCACGGGAGTTAAACTTCCCGGTGGTGTTGAATTGAATGGAAGACAAATGTATGATGATGCTCAAAGGGAAATTGATATATTGATGGAAAAAATGTCTAATACTTATGAACTTCCTCCTTATGATATGATCGGATAAGAAATATGCTCAATCCATTTTTTCTTCAAGGATCTAAAACAGAGCAAGGTCTTATTCAAGATCTAATCAACGAACAGTTGAGGATGTATGGTGTTGAGGTTCATTATCTTCCAAGACAGTATATCACAGAAAAAACAGTCATAAGAGAAGTTATTGAATCTGAATTTAATAATGCATATCCAATTGAGGCATATGTAGATAGTTTTGATGGATATGGAGATAATCCGACAATTTTATCAAAGTTTGGTATTCAAGCACTTAATGAAATTACATTAATCATTTCAAGAGAAAGATTTAAAACATATATTTCTCCATTAATGAAGGAGCAACCAAATATTAAATTATCAACAAGGCCCAAAGAAGGTGATTTGATTTTTTTCCCTTTGGGTAATCGTTTATTTGAAATTAAATATGTAGAGCACGAAAAACCATTTTATCAACTTCAGGGAAGTTATACTTATCAATTAAGATGCGAATTGTTTAGGTATGAAGATGAACTTATTAATACAAGTATCGATGAGATTGATGAATTAATATCTGGAGATAACTCAACTGATCCAGAAAAAACACCAATTGGAAATCTTGTGAATCTTACGATGGCTGGGGTTGGAATTACTGCGACAGCAACTGCTTCAATTGTAAATGGTGGAATAAGATTCCTTACAATTACAAATCGTGGTGGAGGTTATACTAGCATCCCTACTGTTGGTATTTCATCAGCACCAGCTCCTACAGGTAAGACGGCAACTGCAATTGCTGAAATGATTGGTGGGGTTGTTGTATGTAATGATAATATAAATCCACAGGCAAAATCAGTTCAGAGGGTTTTACTTACTAATGCAGGATATGGATATACTACAACTCCAGGAGTAAGATTTATTGGAGGTGGTGGTAGTGGTGCATCTGCAACTGCTACTCTTGGAGATGGAATTGTAGGTATAATTACTGTTACAAACTCTGGTTCTGGATATATAAATCCGCCAAGTATTACCTTTACTGGAATATCAACAATATCTGCCGCAGCAACAGCAATTGTATCTGCTGCAGGATCAATTACAGCAATTTATATTACAAATGCTGGACTTGGATATACTGCAGATCCAATACTTACAATTGGAAATCCACTCTTAACTTCTGTTGGAAACTTTATTTTTAACGAATTGGTGACCGGATCACAAAGCGGCGTAACTGCAAGAGTTAAATCTTGGAACTCAACTACAAAAATTCTTCAAGTTTCTCAGTTGAGTGGTGATTTTATTTCTGGTGAGAATATTGTTGGTACTGCATCAAGTGCTTCTCATTATTTACGTTCAGTTAATATTGTCCCTTCTCTCAACAAAGATGGATATGCGACAAATAATGAAATTGAGGAAGAAGCAGATGATATTATT